CTCTGGACTCGTATATGCAGGATCAAGGGTTTTCTTCTCAAGATCACAAAACATATGGCGGGGAAAAACTGCAACATTCTTACGAGGGAAAAATATGTTACAGCTGGGTGTGGATGTCTCAGAACGCTTAAAATGAGCCCAATAAACATTACTCTTTTTAAGAGTTTCTACAACTTGAATAGGTGTTGTAGTTTCTGTTTGTATTTTGGTCTCTATTCCTAGCTTATTCATCATGTATCCAAACCATCCAGGTTTGTTTTCAGTCGCTTGAGCTTCGATTCTCTGTGCATTCCACATTTTCAAAAGTTTAACACCAATGATAATGGTAGCACCAGCGACAGCTCCTTGTAGCACTGTGTTTGCCCGCAATTCTTTCCAATGATCAGAAAGCGCATCTCTGCGCTCCAAATAACTGGCTCGAATGCGTTTAAAACGTGCTTCTCTAAAAGCATGCAAAACAAACAAACTGGCAGAGCTAAAACAAAGTCCCGCTGAAGCCCAAAGAAGGGGGTTCCAAGGAGACATATGTTCTGTTGCTCTGTAATGACAACGACGCCTGTAGGCAAGAAAAGGAATAGCAGACAAATTTGCTACAGATAAAATTGAACTTATCTGATACAAAAGCCAGTAATTTCTGTTCTTTGAAGCCTTTGATCGTTGCCAAAAGGAAACCAACCGCTGAAAGGAATTGGAATTGAAAACAAAATCTGGTGTAACCGATATAAGAAACGGTGTCACAGATTCATCTAGCACTGTCTCCATCTCTCGAACAAGAGCTCTGGTGGTAAGTTTCCTAATAGGATAATATCCAAGGAGACCATTCCACATAGTAAAAGGAGAAAACCATGATTTAACATAGTTTGTGGCTGCTTTCTTTCCAACATCAACTATAAGATCGTTAATGTTTTCCAACATGTGTGGTTGGACTGTTTTTGCGTCGAGTTCCTCATTATCAACAGGGGGACATGAACAATAACAACTAGGTTTACAACAAGTGCTACAGAAATCTGCTTTTTCAAACAGCGAGGTAGCTTGTAAAACATGTCGTTGCAATTCACCATGTTTTCTGGCAAGTAAAATGTAAGCGTCCAGAAAAACATCCA